CCTCAACTGTGGAAAATGTTTCACTATTAGAGATAAAGATTTGTGATGGATCCATTGTCATTTTATCAATATTCTCAATACCTGAGTGAAAATTTAACCGAGAATTTGATAAAATTGTTGATGGATTTTGAAGAGATGGATCTGTAGGTTTATCCAACATAGTAGAGATTAAGTTAGATGCCAAATCTATAGTATCAGCTACAGTAACATCAGGTAAAATGGAATTAGCGATAGTACCGAGAATTGTATGTTTCGCTTGAGATTTTGATGGTTTAGCAGATGATTGAGGTTTACCTATTAAGATAGGAGGAGATACTTGTAAATTTGGTTGACGAGGTACTTTGAATTGGTTATTTAAAAATCGAGAAAATACTGAGATTGTTGCTGTATCAGATGCATTAGCTGATAAAGCCAACTGATTAAATACTACAATATAAACATATCCTAATGAGTTTTCTGGTGTTGAAGGACCAATTACAGAGAGATCTATATAATGTTGCAATGAATTAAAAGGTATTGTCATCTTAGCTGCTGTATTCGCATTAGCAAACAAATATACTGCTTGATTAACTGAGATCGCAGTAAAATTATTAATAATATTAGTTTCAATAGTATTACCAGTAGTAAGAGGTACAAAGAAAGCAACTGCCATACCTTGATGAAAAGGAGTAGCAGTCACTTGGAATTGCAATTCAACGTCTCCTCTCCAGTACATAAAAGAACTGAAAGGTGCTGAGGTAAGATTATTTACAATTAAATCCTGAGGTATTCGTAATTTAGCTAATATTGAATGAGATGTTTTAGACGATAACCAATCATATGAATTTTTGAATGAAAACCGCTCAAGCATATTTGAGAGAGTCCATCCATCTTCTTGAATGGTTTTATCAGATCCAGAGTGATCGTTGGTATAACCAACACGTGTAGATTCAGCAGTTAAAGGACGGGTAGTAAGCTTAATACCAAATGATTGCTGTTCAGTGGTACCTGCTTGTATGAGAGAATTGAGATTGTTATTTGAGTTCATTCTTCAAGTATATTAAATTTGAGATACATCACACTTTCATAATAGTGTTTAAAGGGAGGTGTATAAGAAGTCCGCCCATTTTAATTTTGAGATAAAGGTACAACATTTTTCTGATAGATACATGTCAGCGTTACGAAAATGTTGAGCTTATTTACAATTTATATACATTATTAACATCATACATATTTACATTATCTATTAATATTTACATCTAATGATAAGGGCACAGGCAACGTTAGTTCAATAAAATGTCGAGAATTATTGAACCAGAGATTGCGTCCGATCCTAGCTGAGAAGATTTCAACAATAATTTAATAAAAACAAAGTCAGCAAGTTAACGTACATAATAGTATACGAGGAAGTATTTAATAAGAACATAAAACTTCCGCGAATTAAATAAATTAATTATATAAATATATTTACAATATATACAAAACTATAATACATAACAACAGTACATACTTAATATATTACAATATTTATATTTTAAACATATAAAACAATTAATGCCATTCCAATAAATTGCCATATTCATTCTTCTTATACAACTGACATAAATAATTATCTGTCATAAAAGAAGTGAATTTAATTTTAATTAGCGCCATAGCACGAACATGTTTCATATATTTATTATAATCTGCGTGTAAAAATGCTTCTCTTTGGAAATTCAACAGTTTTACACGAGTTAGTTCAATGTTTCGAAAATCATCTGAAACATAATTTAAAGTTGATAACATAGAGCGTGGTTCCAAAGGAGCCACGATTGTGTTTAAGATAGGATGATATCTGAATGATCTTTTAAGAAATGTACATTTATCAATTGAATTAAAGCCAACAACCCAAGGTTTCTTATCAGCCGTGGTAAATTTAATCCCCAATTTATTCATGTGTCTTTCATATGTAAGCCCATTATACTTATCAATCCATTCATCAGAAACTGATGATATCTGATCATCTCCATATGTATGCATCCTAATATTTAAACAATAAGTTGTCAAATCAGGCACAATGTTGTTCTCCTTACATACTTCGTAAAACACATATATACTATACATTTTATTAATTATGGAATTGAATTCCGCCGTTCCTACTAATCCAGATGGAAATGAATGAGTAGTAACTTTAACATCACTTCCTATAATTGTAGGTGTTGTCATCATCAATTGTAACAAAGATCCAGCTATAATATTATCGGAAAGATTAGTCACTTTTAATATATGTTTAACTAGTAATTGTTGGAATTGTGGTAACATACACTTATCCCAATTGCCATAATCACCATCAATAATTTTATCACCATATGATAGTAAATCATTATATAATTCTTCCCATTGAGGACCTAAGGGATTTATCCCTATCTGTATTAAATTATTCGACCGATTTTTCCTAATATTATTCAAATAATAGCCAAAGTATTTGCGAAAGAGACATGTTATTGATAAAGGTGCCATCTTAAAAACTCGTGGTTTCTTAGGGATACCATCTTCAACATCCTTCAATTCATCCTTTAATTGACTGGAAAATAACAAATCTTCTACTGAATACACTTTATTTATCAAATTTTTCTCTAATTCTTCAGTACGAGTTCTAAATTCTTTGGTGTACACACCATTGTGATAATCAAGATAATCTTCTTTTACTCCTGTAAAGCCAAAGCCAGTACTTGTCTGTTTATCAATCTCATTTAAATTGTCGAAACCAAGTATTATTTCTTTTTCTGTTAATAGCCGATAACCATCAATAGAAGGATCAATCAAATCTAAGTAGTCGTTAACAAATTCCAGAACTTCCAAACTAACATCCTTACAAATTTGATGTGAAGCACTATCTAATATTTTAAGTGTATCTTTTCCAAATTGTTGTAAATCAGCCGGTTTACGATCTTCTGGAAAAATTCCGTAAACAGCCGATGGAGCAATAGTTGAAGTAGCAGCGGCATGACTATACACGTTAGGAATCTTAGCTGCAACAACAGATCCAACGGGTTGTTTCTCTGATAATGGTATATACCACTCAGGATCATTATTAGGATTTAAAACGTTATGTTTACAAAATTTTTCATTTATAAAATCTCGTGTTAATTTAGAAAATATCTTCGTCACACCTTTTGTGGTAACAAGTCCATCTTCATTAGGGTATTCGACTGATGCTACATGATGACCAAGTAAAAATCCATCTTCAGTCACCAATAAAGATCCACATAACGCCTCTGTTTCGAAATCATACAATAATGCATCATGTGGTTTTATCACTGAAGAAAAATTAGTATAAATAGTTTTATACTGCATTCTCATATCTAAAGCTCTAATTGTACTATTAACATTAACTAATCCAATAGGAGTTGCTAAAACTACACGATTATTTTTTGTATCTGACAAAAATTTTATATTCTTACAATATGTAGGTTGTAAATCTGGTAATTCCATGATAACTATATCATCATACGTTGCGTTATAAACACATTTACATTTAATGTGATCATACACAACCTGATTTTTCGATCGCCAAGCTGTTATAATTGCTGTTTGACCAACTTCCAATTTCAAACCATGGTAAGGAGCTGTAAAATATCGTCCAGAGAAACACGAGGAAAAAGTTGTTTTAATTTCCTGATTTTTCCCTTGATAATTTACATAAAATTGAGCTTCAACACCAAAAATTTGATTAGCAATACGCTTCAAAGGTGTTATATCTCGTGTATCAGCTTTTAAATTATACAAATTCTCTAATGTTTGTGGTACAGCAGTTAACAGCCCTTTCCTTATCGTTTTATTGGATTTAAATTCTTTGAAGTTTCGATCATTCTTAATTAACTTATCAAGTTCAGATTCTTCTTCTTCGAAATAATTCTTTATAATTGAAATTCCAGCGACTAACAGTCCAAGCACTGAACCTGCTAAGGCTAAAGTTTCACAAACGGAATTCATATTACTAAAGCAAGAAACTAAGACACTACCAACATCTGCGGCTAAATCAATTATATACTGTATAGCATCAGAAAGTAATCCTTTAATAACAAAAAAGAAACAATCGATATAATCACGCGCTGTAGGTTGTTCGATCTGACGATCACCATATGTAATCCTAGTGTAAAGAGTATGATCTTTATGTTTACGTTCCTTTGCTTGTGCTGATCCAGGTAATGGTGGTAATTTAATATGATGAGTATCAGTTAAAGCATTATAATACTTAAGTTGTTTATCCATCTTTGCACTAATCGCTTGGTGAATCCATTCTATTGGAAACGCTTCATTATTTAACACTTTTCCATCAATATACTCAAATTGAGAGTTTTGTACATCATATTCCGCATAACGTAATACTCCAACATATGCACCATCAGTAAATTTAACATCATTAAAATTCACTAAGAAGATACGTCTATGTAATGCAGATAATTCTGAAATACCACAATCAGCAGTAATTGTTATATTAATATTATTAGTAGTAGCTAAGATCAAACGAGATGTAAAAAATTTGGTATCCTTTTTCTCTACAGCAGCAGCGTTTAATGGGTATTTTGTAGTAGAAACAATATTAATATATGGTGACCACTGTTTAACTGATATTTGTCCAATATCATCAACAACGTAAATAAATTCATTGTCATATTGATCGTGGTAATCTTTCTCTGGTGTGGTGGTAGAATGTACATAAATAGAATGCTGTTCCTTCAACACATTTATGTAACGATTCATAGCAATTGTCTTACCTGCTCCTGGTTTACCCCAGAAAACAACCATCACTGGTTCAATCCTTACATTATTCTTAATATATATTATCTTGTCTCGAACATTCATAATACGTTTATCCACATTTATTGCATATGGTGGTAATTTTTCTCTAACAGATAAAATTTTATTCTTATAGTCAATATAATCTTTATATATATTTAGAAAGTCATCTTGAAATGTTTTATCACTTGCACTTCTGGGATCCTGTTCATTTCTCTTAACCATATCCTCAAGTTTTCTTACTATGGTAGAAAACTTAGAGAATGGTAAGGTCATATCTATATAATTAATCATGCTCAATAAAGCATCCTTAGTTTCACACTGGGGCATCAAATTCTCAATAACCTTCCCTGGTATACCAAAAATGAAAGCTATTAAATCCTGTGCCCATGTCGTATCATCTACGATTTTAGTTTGTGTAAATATATGCATATCTTTTAATAAAAATTGTAAACTCTTTGGTAAAATGGTAGAGATAAAAAGAGATAAAGCCACTGCTTCTAGATTACCTGATTGTGGTGTTCCTTTCAAGGTAGTATTTGGTGATCTGCGAAAACCTGGACTCTTAATATAAATGTGTGAAATAGCTTTTTCTGCATCTTCAGATTTTATAATCGCCAAAGA